TTGCGACGCCCCGACGGAGTACGTATAGAACTGACCCACCTGTGCGGCAGAACCTGCTGCAGCCTGTATCGGCGCGGACGCAAACGCTGGGGTTGCGCTTACTTTTTTGCTACCGAAAAGAGCCATTACTAGCGATTCTCTCACACTTTTTGTTCTGTGTTAAGTACCCTCAGCCAAAAGCGAAAGCGGCACGCGACGACCTGACTGGTTTGGACGCGAGCATGATTCCCCAAACGGCACAGCGCGCCAACTCGATCGGACCGGGTGACTTCTGCGAACTGAGCACAATGGAACCGCCCGTTCTTACCGCGACGCTTCGAGCAAGATGTTCCGCGAGTGCGATATCGCCAGTGTGGTTGACTCGATCCTCCACAATCATGGCCCGACAAGCTGCAGTCCATTTCATTAGTTCTGCGTAACCAACGATTTGCATTCGACGTCGCAGGTCTGGGGGGCAGTGAATTTCTAGCGATGGGGTGACCGCAAGTTTGACAGTTTGGTCGTGCATGATCCGAACTACTTCCTCCCACATTTGTGCAGCTGACTCAACAACAAACGCGACCGAGACAATTACGCGACCGTCATCAAAAGCGGTTGAGATTCCGACATAGCGCGAGTCATCAACCGATGAGTCAATGGTGAGCCACTGGGTCGGTGGTGCTGGTCGGTCGGATTTGCGATCGTTCCATAGGTTGATCGGCAAATAAGAGTTTGTCGAATCCACCCACAGATTTAAATGGCCACGAATAAACGCTTGACGGTTCGGTGAGTCAAACGCCAACTCCAAAGCTTTGGCCGTGATCGTCGTCCCGAGTGCGGGGTTACTCCAGCCCCAATATGACCGATCTTCCAAACTTACCCCGGGCGGAAGTGACCATTCAGCGAAATAGAGCGCCGTTGGTTGACCCGAGTCAATTGCCGCAATGCCCTGTTCTCTTAGTTGCAGAAGGACGGTACTGCCCTGATCGCCCGCTGTGCTGAAGAGCATCATCATCGGATTCTTGACCGCAATCTGCGAAGGCCGTAAAGCCGTGAACACAACCTCGGGGCTAATGTCCCAAACTTCGTCAACCAGCAGAACTGACGCAGTCATACCGTGAGCGTGAGCAGACGCCGCAACAACCGAGATGCTCGAGCCGTCTGGGAAGTTGATCCGCTCGTCACCGTTCTGCCAACGAACCTTGCAATCAAAATTTTCTAGGTCGCGGACAACATCACGAAACAACGCCATACTCCGACGCTTTTGGTTAGCCACAATCACAATCGTCTGAGGCTCGCGACGTGCAGCTGCATACTCGGTAGCCATAAACCCAGCGACCGCCCGCATCACAAGACTCTTGCCGTTCTGACGGGCCGTACTAATACAAGCCTCACGAAACACGAAGTCGCCGTCAGCATCCACAGTCAAGGCGTCGTTACAAATGCGCTTTTGCCATTCCATTAATTCAATATTGAGCACGCGCTTTGCCCACGCAGTCAGGGCAGGACCAAAACTCTCACCGGCAGGAACAGGCGTCACCAACCTCGGCTCGATCCGACCAGATATGACTGAACCACCGCTGGTTCGGGCTGGTTCCTGCTGGTTCAGGCTAGTTGAGGGTATTTTTAAGGAGGGGCTCGGGGTGAGTGATCTTGATGAAAAAGAAAATGGTTGTTCCGTTTTTCTTTTTTCGGAATGTTTGGTGGTTGTCGTTTGGTTGCGTTGTTGGATTCGATTCGCAGTTTTCTTATTGACGAAAATTGCGCCGCGTCTGGCATTGCAGCTGGCGCACGAACCAACTATTCCTGATCTGTCGTAAGGGTCGCCACCGGCATCTAACTCGATGACGTGGTCGGCTTGTGTGCTTGGGGCTCGCCTGCACCAGTGGCAGACGGGTTCGTCTTGGATGACTTGGGCCCGTAGTTGTTTCCATCTTTTTGTTGTGTATATCGGGTTACCGCTCATGTTCAGAGCATAGGTCAAGGTCAAGAGATACTGACGCCCAAAGCGGAAGGGCACCGCTTCGGTTGTCCTCGTTTGTCATGGTTTGCGCGTGTGGTTTGTGTCCCCCACTATTTAGGGCAAGTAGCCCATGGGAGCCTGTCTAGTTTTGTTCGGTGGACAACCATTCGCAATGTACGTTTGAACGCTGATCGCTCACAATGCGTGAGCGTCTACCCTCGTTACCGAGTGTTCCCAGAGCAGGCTTCAGGTTCCTGGAAGGGCTAATGCTCCTCTCATTAGGAGCTGATGGTGTGAGTTGTGATGGGACGCTAGACGCGCTCAACCTGTCAGGTCAATGAGGGTCAACGGTTTGGTGCTTGTGGGATTCGAGTGCAACCCATTGGCCGTTAATGTTCATTTCGGCAAACTTGATTTGATCGGGACGATAGAAGTTGCCGTTGATTGTCAGATAGGTAACTTTTTCGTCTTGTACGGCGAGCGCAAACACTGGGGTTTTAAATGACCATTCGTCGCTTCCTGTTGTAATTCGTATTGGGTTGATTGGTTGCATAAATTCAGTCATCGTTGAGGCTTTCGGTTGTTGTTTCGTTTAATAGTTCATAGAAGCCGTCCAAATCTGGAAGGTTTGGAAGTCGCTTGTACAGAATGTCGGCGAGTTGGATTGCACAGGATCGCCAGCGGTTGCGTTCTGTCTGCATGAGTCGATACGCGATCTCTGAGTCGTCATCCATTGTCGGGTTTCCTTGCTAGTCGGTCGCTGATTTTCTCTAGGTCTTTGGGGCGCCAGACGTGGACTTCTTCGCCTGAGTCTTCAAGTGCGTTGATCCAGTCCCACTGCAAATTGCTGACGACACCTTTAGCACCTTTTAATTCGACAAAGATGGTGCCTCGGAACGGGTGGGTCATTACTAGGTCGGGGAAGCCTTGGTTGCCTGTGTTGGGTGTGATCCATTTACCCGGTCGGACTAGGGCTGGGTGTGTGTGCATGACGCGCCAACCATGCAATTTAGCCAATGTTATAACGGTCTTTTGAAAGTCGGCTTCTAAAATTGCGCTCACTTGTGGCCCTCGCTTAACCATTGTTGACAAGCAACACAATTAGGGTGCATTGAGGCATATAGGTTTTCGCGTGAGTTGTGCCATTTGTGTGCGTCGTGTTCGCTTGGTCGTTTGCACCGTTTGGCAGTGCTGCCACAATCGGGACATTTGGCAACTGCTGGAGGTAGATGCTCAACCACCGTTCATTAGCCGATCAATGAGTTCAGACGCTTCACGCTTAGTCGCAGGAACTGCACCTTCCCAGTTTTTAGCTCGAAGCATCCCCAACTGCTTAGCGGTCGGCGGTTCACCCGATGATCCGATAATTTGGGTGCGTGGTTGTGCAGCTGATGGCGCGTTAGTTGTTGTTTGTGGCTCTTGCCCTTGGCGGTACACCTTGACCATTTCCTCAAGGCTGGCACGTTTGTTTGAGCCTTGATACTGGTAGTTGGCAAGGGCCCGACCGATTGCGCTGGTCTCACAGTTCTCTAACGCACTGGTTTTGTTAACCATAGATGACCCACGAATTTCTTCAGCAAATCCTGTGGTAGTCGGTACTAAGTCAGCAATGTCAGCGTATAGTTCCGCGCGTACCACGATTCGAGTGCCGTCGTCCACAATGATCTCGGTGACGATGCGTCCGCGTGGGCAGTCTTTCCAAAACAATGGAAGACGTTCTTGCACTGATGCGTAATCGGCTGGATTAAAACTCATGCGTATTCCTCCGCATCCATAATTTCAAATAATTCAATACATCCTGCTCCATCTCGGGAAACCGATTCAGATACGCCACGAACTCTCAATTCGTCGTAAAGCATGGTTGCGCATTTCCACCAACGATCACCACGTTCCTTTTGCCAATCAGCTTCTAACAATGGTTCAAAGGACTCTTCAACTTCTCTCAACAATTGTTGGATGTCTAATAGTTTTTGCGCTGCTTCTGTTGTGAAATCTAATTGTTTGTCATTCATGTTTCCATGTCCTTTAAGTGTCGGGCCTGTGCAGGCGTTTGGTTTTTAAGTTGATTAACGACTCGAATCATTGATACGCACCGGGCAGTTTCTTCAACTGTCATTCCTTGAAAACCAAACTTTTCGGCGCATTTAAGACAGATGCCGCGTAACTCTGTACGCATCCGAATATCGGCAGAGTTAAAGCCACGAGCGCAAATGTTGCAGTTCATTTGAAACCGCCGAGCCTCATGGCCACGATCGCATCTTGAGTTGACCGGGTGAGGTTGGACAGATAGATACCGTTTTCCTCGGCGACATAAGCCAGTTCAAATAAGGCCTTACGCAACATCTCAATATCTGTCTTTTGGGCGTCTAACTGCCAAGCAGCTGCTTTCATCGCAATCTCCGCTTTAGCGATCGCGGCAGTCATATCCGATAACTGTTGGTTCATGGTCGGGGCTCCTTGATTTGTCGGTATTTGCCGTCACGGTACACCAGCGGTGTCGGTGGGTTTGTGTCGGATTGTAGTTTGCGTCGTTCTTTCCATGTGAGACCCCCCCAAATGCCGTAGCACTCAAGTTGGGTTGTGGAGTATTTGAGGGATTCGGCTAGGCAAGACGGCTTGACGATGCAGGTCGCGCAAACGGCTTTTGCTTCAGCAATTTTTCTGCGTGAATACCGTTCACCCGGTTCAAAGATGAACAGGTTTAGATCCATGCCTCGACAAGCTGCGTGATCCCACCAGCGGTCTAGCACAGTCGCCAAGGTTTCCATCCGCATTTGCCTGTCTCAGCGATGTCGGAATAAAGCAGGTAGGCGAATCTGAGGTTGAGGGTTGGGTCGCTCATGGCTTCAGCAAACGGCATATTGAACACTTGCTCCACGTACTTGGTATGGATCTCGTTGATCTGCGCGACGCCGTGATCGTGGCCGTTAAAACGGTCTGCTAGTTCGGGGTCACTGGACATTGGTGTGATGTTTAGGCATCGGGTTTCTTTCCAAAGCAGGCGACCGAGTTTTTGCAGTGTCTCAGTATTGTTAGGCCAACCGACCGAGATTGCAGTCTGGAACCATTCTTGACATTTAGTGTTCGGGTCAAAGTCGGCAAGTCGAGTGAACGGGACAATGCTGGTCGTGGTGCTGGTGGTCGTTGTGGTCGTTGTTGCTGTGAGTTCCTCAGCGCGGTCTGCAAGTTGTTGGGGTGTCAACATCCCGAGCGTAACCGTGGAGGGCACAGACGGCGTTTTAATAGGGTCTGCGTCGCCCTGAACGCCTGTGATCGCCCATAAAGCACATAGGGCATAGGTCGTAATACTGATAATGGCTAGTCGTTTAAGATTCATTTAGTAGTCCTCTGATAGGTCCGCAACTGATTTGCGGGTGCTGAAGAATCCCTCCAGCATTGGTTTTTGCATGATCTCTCGGGCCATAAAGGCGCGATAATTGTTGTTGAATTTGAACTCGCTACTGGGGTCGTTAGTGATCGCGTGTTCGTAGCGCAAGACTTCAATAAGAGCTGCAATGCCGTAATGCGTGTATCCGCGGTGCATCAGCTGGTAACACATTTTGGTAAGGGTCGGCATAACCCAAGGGTTTGCCTCTTTGAAAGCTTCGTATTTGAGCATGTCGGCTGGAACAGCGAGAACGTCAAAAAGGGATGGTTGCATTGCTTTCCTCCTGCGGTCGGGGTCCCGCTATCACGGGACGCACTTGGTTGTCAGTCATTTGACCGACTCCCAAACCGAATGTCAAGTCATTGAGCAAATATCTGGGCGAACGCGTCCTCAACTAGTTTGGGGTTGTCGGCCATAAGCGGCGAGATCTCTACATGAGTCCAGTCCGCACCGGGTGTGCCTCCGTTGCGTGTCGGGGTCCAAGCCTTCCAGGCGTCTCGGTCGCATCGGTACCCAGCGCCAAATTTAGTGAGGTTCGGTAGTGGGCATCCTGTGCCGTCGTAAGCGTGGATTTCTTCAATGCCTAAAAGGTCGCGGTGCTGATACAAGAATTCGACTAGGGCTTTGCGTTGGGCTTTTGTGCCTTTCAGGTCAGTTGCTCGCCACGTGGCGTGGACGGACAGTTGCGGTCCCGATCGCATTGGTCGGTTCGCATAGATGCCGATGTTCTTGACACCAAATAAGTATTGGCAGAATTCGACGAATCGTTTTGTGCCGGGGCGCGGTGTCGGATGGTTGCCGTCGGTGTTGCCTGTGTACGGTCTAGGACTCATCTTTTTCTCCCTTGTCTTTGAGGCCGTTACTGGCGAGTAATCCTGTCAATGCTCCAGCAAGTACCAGTAGGACGCTTGAGAGCACTTCCCACGCTTTGGAGTCGTTTGGTGACACTTCCAAAGGCTGTACGACGAACGCAAGTGAGTAGAGGATCATGCCGATTGACATGATGAAAGTAAGCGACAATGCAAATCCGACCATAAGGACTAGGCGCGCTTTAATCTCGGAGTTGGTGTATTTCTTCACGGTGTGGTTGCTCCTGTTGAGGTGTCACATCTGGGCGCTGTGGGTTGGGTTTCGCAGTTGTTTCGAGTGCGGTCGCTACACCCTGTAACGACGAACATGAGGACGACGGCGAAAGCTGCGATCACGGCAAGAGTTTTCATGGCTCAATCGGTTCGGGTGGAGTCGGGTCGGGCTGTGGGTCGGTCAGTTCGCAGTCGATACCACATTCGCCGCATTGAACTTCTACAGGGTCGCCGTAAAAGTTGTATGGGATATCAAACTGTGAGCAGTCTGGGTTTTTGCAAGTTGCTGTGATCATTGTTAAGCCAATCGTGTCGTAAATTCAAATATCATTGTGTCGGTGTTTCCGAATGTGTGTGGTCGGGTGTTGTTGACATTGTTGCCTGCTACATAAGTACCTGCTGAGTTGTTAACTAGCAGACCAATTTGCGTTGAAGTAACAACAGCGCAATAGCCGTTGTACCCAGCGACACCCGTGTCGCTGTAATTTGACCAACCAACCCCGTCTTGGTTTGTGTCCTGTGTTAGTGACGCTGGCAAAGTCATTCGTACAGGATCACTACAACTTGTAGTCGTACCCCAAGTAAATTTCACACGCACAAAAAGAATCTTATTGAACTTTGAATATGCCGCCGAGACAACACCATTACCAGGTGTCAAGTTGACCCAAGACGGGGTAAACGAGGTCCATGCGCCCGCAGCATTTAATTCTGCCGCAGTAAGCACACTGCCCGATGTGAACGTTCCGAACTCTGCCATTTTTTCTCCTTTATGCCACTCGACTACTGTCAAGTATCCCTAAATATGTGTCGTTCAAAATGAAACTCTGATACTGGTATGCGGGCAACAAACCTAAGGTTACTTGACAGTCCGACGGTGTAGCCGAAATACGGCGGCTAGCAATAACAGACATTTTGGTTTGTTGAGCACACCCGGTCGGCGTATAGGTCAACTGGATTGGTTGCCACATCACTGACTCGATGTCAAGGATCTTGTTCCAAAACGGGGCCGCGGCGTCAGCAGCTGCGGATTGAACCATTTTAGAACTGAACGACAGTTCTTCGGGTGCAAAAGTTATTTCACCAAAACGGTTGATCCACGAATTGACTGTGCTTGTTTGACTTGAGACCGATGGAGATCCTGCTTGTGAGTACGAACGAAAACGTTGACCATATTTTGTTGTTGATGTTGCGTTAAAACTTGTAACGGTACTGCTTCCCTCTGGCTCAGTTATGCTCACATAATTTGTGAGTTGGTTTTCGTCGTAACCAGTAACAAGTTCACCAATAGGCAGTTGAGTGCCTGAAACCGTTTTGTCTTTGAAAAGAAAAGTTGTCCTGTTGGCGGCGTTTCGAGTCATTGTAAAATCAATAAGTTCGTAACCAAAATCAGGGTTAGTTAAAGTGATTGTTGTCGGAATAATCATTGCAGGTCCGACAGGGGTAATAATAAGTGAAATTGACGAATTGAGACTGTTGCCAATGCCCGTTGTAAAGCATCGCACATCGTAATCGTTTGTTAACAATTTTGTTGTAACTGTGTAACCAGTATCAGTGCCGCCAAGGGTAGGCATTTGAGCGGGAAAAGACGAAATTGTGTTTTCATAAAATTCTTCAATAACTGCTGAAGCAGTATCACTACCAAAGGAGGTGCCTACGGTTGCGGAACGACCGCCAGCAGTCAAAGCGTCAATAAACGAAATAGTCACATACGAATTGATCCCGTTGTCGTCCAACGCGAACTGGTCAACGATGCCGTGAAACAGTTTGAAACTCGTAGGGACACCGCTGACCGTTGTAGTTCCGTTAATCAGTACGGCCTGATTAAACCAGTCAACTGATCCGTATGTGCCACCGCCACCTGGTGTAAAAGACCCCGTAAAGTTCTTAATCAACATTGAGCCTTTACTAGTACCAATCTCAGCCAACGAAACTTGCGTGTTGACATTGAACGACATGACTTCCGACGTGATGTCATACGACGCGCCAAGGTTGCCAATCGTGATTGTAAAGGCGGTCGTGATAGCCATTTAGAACCTTGCGCTTGTTGTGGTTTGTAATGGGATAGCACCGTTTTGTCGAGCATATTTTTGGATTGCTCGCACAACTGCGTCAGGGTCGCCACCGTTGACATTGACCGTGATCGTGTTGCCACCCATCGCACCGTTAGGCGTGATGTTCCCAGACGACGACGGTGTAAACAACTCTGGCCCGCGCTCACCCACAAGGTAAGTTGAGCCACCAGCGACCGGACCCCCGAGGGCTCTTGCGCCACCAAACCGCCGTTCTTCAATTCCTAAGTTAACTCCTCTTCCAATTCGATCAATTAAAGTAATAGCGCGATCTAGTTGTTCAGTATCAACAAGGATTCGAATCTGATTTTTTTCCGCATTACTTAACGCCACTGTGCCAGCAAGGGCAAGAACCATCAGCTGCGCGTTAATCAGGCTTTCGTTATATTCATCAACTGCCTCTTTTGAACCGCCGTAAGCCTCAACCGCTTTTTCTTTTAGATCAGCCAATTGTTCTTTAGCGTCGGTCATAGCACTCTCAAGTTTTAGCGTGCCAATTAAGGACTGCCATTTGAGATCAATAATTGCTAACTCTTCAGCTTGCTGCTCAATTTCAAGGTTCATCAAAGCCATTTCCTCGCGACCTTCTGCAAGCCTTGAATTGACATATCCGCTGTAGGCATCTCCGAGAGATTTTGCGGCTTCTTCTGCTTTTTTTGCGTTCTCTTCGTTGTCGTTAAATAAGCCGCCTAATGCGCCGAGAGCCCTTCCAAGCGGTCCCTCTTTTAGTTGTCTACCTAATCCTTCCCAACTGGTCAAATCTTTTAAGTCGGACACGATGTCAATAAAAACACCGCCAGCGTTAATAACAAAAGCATTCCAAATGTCACCTAGTTGTTGAACGGTGTCTCGGTACTCTTTAGCCTTTGCTAGTTCTTCATCCGAGATCACTTGCGCGCTTGAAACAGAATCTAAAGAGGCTTTAAGATCGTCCGCGCCCATCTCAATAAGTTCGGCCATGGACTGCCAGCCCTTGCCAAGCAGCTGCGCCGCAACCGTTGCTTTTTGAGCTGGGTCTTTAATGCCTTTGATTCGTTCAATGGTTTTAAGGAAAGTTGCGTTGACGTCTAACGACCCATTTTTTAAATAGACAAGGTCAACACCAAGGTTTCGCACCTTGTCTGGGTCCGCACCAATCGTTTTATTGAGTCGACCAATCGCACCTTCAACGGCGTCTACCGGGATACTCAGATCGCCTGCTACCTCAATATAACGTGACGCGTCCTCAACGGCCAGACCTGTAGCATCCGCGAACTTGCCTGACGCTAACGCAAGGTCTTGAAACGCTGTTATTGCTTTAGTCGCAAAAGTTGCAAGAGCTGCCCCACCTACAATAGCAAGGTTGCCAGCGTTGGCTTTGACGGCGTCTAAAGCGACTTTTGAGCCAGCCTTAAACTTGCCCATCCCACTTTCAGCATTACTAACAGCACTTTTGAAATCGTTAAACGCTGCTTTAGCGTTTTTGATGCCCGTATCTTCAAGGCTGGTAATGATGGGGATGTTAATTGCCATTAGCGGATTCTCGCCATTTCTTGGTTTGCTCGAAGCACCACGGCCTTGATTGTGGAGTCCATTTCTTTTTCAATCATAGACAACGAGTCGGCGGCTTTTGCCCACATAAAACGCGACGGTTCACCTGGTAGCAAATTGGCAAACATTGGTCGCTGATATTTAGCCTCACGCTTAGACGACGATCCTCCAGCCTTGCCAGCCATGTCTACAATCGCCACAGGCGCGCCCTTGGTCATAATACGAACAATGTTTACAGGGACGCTCATACGGGGCTGGTTGAGGTTCCTGCGGGGCTTACGGCTGTCAATCTTGATCACCGAGTTCTTGCGCTTGCTCCACCCGGTACGACCGTTGTGAGCCATCCCAGATAGTGGAGGCGACGACGGGATTGACTGGTTAATCTCGGCCAGCAACGGTTTAAGAATGTTGCGGATGTCCTTGTTCAATTCCTTCTTCAGTGAAGGGTTGATCTTGCCAAGTTCCCTCAGCGTTTCGCCCACACCTTTCACCTGAATTGTCATCGCTTGCTCTCGTTCTGCTCGATTATCAACCTGACCATTTCGTCAATGATCTGAGCTGGTGTTTCCATCAGATCTAACGGACTGATGCCTGTACGAACAGCGAGCTGCGCGATCAGGTTTGTTGCTCTTCCTGCGGGCCCTGTTTGGCTTTTGGGATAAACGTGATATCCATAACGTTTTCTACCCAAGTGCTAAACAACGGGACCACAATCTTTTTGGTTCGTAACGCATCCCAAGCCAACCATGCGAGAGGCTTGAACTTCATGTCTTCTAAGAAACGGCCCACGGAGAGCGTGGGGTGATGATCTTCCCACCTGCACGCAACTCCGTAGGTGATCGGTGCTTCGAATGTTTCACCGTCAGCCATTTCTACTTTTAATGTCATGCCAATCATGTCGGGGTCCTTTTGTTAGTTGTTGATTACGGGTTGATAATGTCGCGCACCCACGTGCCTCCGACATAACTTACGCTTACTTGGCTGAGCTCTCCAACGGTCGTTACGATCGGCGTAAACGAAGACAACATGGCATTAGAAACCGTATATTCGGGATTACTTGCGGACTCGGTTGTGCCTGCTGGTGAGATAACCAGAGTGGTGGTGCCGTCGCCGACCTGATCAAACAGGGTGGCTTCAATTTCGCCAGTTCCGTAGTTCATAAACATTGTCAAGGTGACGTTCACCATTTGGAGCCCCGAAACGAAGCGGTGCCCGGTATCCCCGAACGAAGTTGACTCGAGCGAATCGTATCCGATCTCAAGCGAGGCCGCAGAGGTGTTCTGCGTGACATCCACTCCACCGATGGTAACGGTTGGGTTGGACAGGTAAACGGTTTTTGTTGTGGGCATGGTTTTTCCTTTATGGGATGCGCTTGGAAGCGATTCTGATTGTTAGGTCGTATGCGGGTAATTCTTGTGAACCGATTTGTGCGAGCGACGGTGAGCCACTCAGAACGGCGATAGGGCTGTTCATGATTGTGTCCACGACGCCGAGGATGTAGTCGCTTGAATCTTGGTTGCCGGGTGGCGCGCCAAGGATTCTGAGATCAACTGTGATATCGGCAACTTGGTTGTTGAAACAAGTGAACGTCGGTAACTCGACAAACACGGTGAGCGGTCGTGCGTTGCGCGGATCGGTGACAGGCTTAAGCCCGAGGGCTGTGAGCGACGCTGACACGGTGTTGATCGTGTCCGTGAAAATGCCTGCCATTTCATGCACACTGCGATCGTTTAATGCCGAGCAATTGGTTGACTCGACCCAAGGTCATCAGCGGTGGTCCTGTCATGTCACCAAACGACGCGTAACTGTCTCCAGTTGTCCCGCGTTCACGGTAGAGCCCTGCGGCGTAAAGCGTTGTGCCAAGCAGGGCAGCACTGTCAGGGACGGTTGTGAGACTGTCGTGGTAGCCAGCCTGCACGCGACGCCTGAAACACCAGGAGTTTGCAGCTGCGACACAAGTCGTTAGAAACGCAGTGTCGTTAGCAGTTGCGGACGAGATCCCAAGAAACTCTGTCACTGCGTTTACTGTTGTCCATGTACACGTCAAGGTCCATGTCAAAGTTCCAAACGGATCGGCAGCGGATCGTTCTAGATCGTCGCCAACATCTTGAAACATCAACTGATTAACAATGATTTCGTTTTCGTTGTACAGCAGGTCGCCTGCTTCGTTAACACCAGCAAACAAGTTGACCGGTACAGCGATAACAATGTGCGTGCCGTTGAGACCGTGACCGAGTCCAGTGAGTGTGATTGTCTGACCGACTGTGATGTCGGTTGTTTCGAGGGTCTGCACCACAGCAACATCGTCTAGACGCTGGTGGTGCGTCACGCTGAATGTGGCCATGGTGCAGTCTCTCTACTCAGTTCCGTCTATCAGACGAAAGCAGCCTTAACAAACTTGGTGCTGTCAATCATCAAGGCGGCGAAGTAGCCACGGAACGCAATGGTGCGGCTCAAGGTGGACGGGTTGTCCAACGAGATTGCGCCCTTCTGCTGTTCAAACACTTCGTAACCAGACGCATCGCCAACAATGACTGTGTCAGCTGCAAAGTTGCGGTCGACTACAACTTGCAAACCGAAAGCGTTGCCGTTGACCTGACCGGGTGCAAGATTGCCGAAAGCGTTCATTGGTCCGATCTGTGGGAACAACGGACGGTCCGATGTATCGCTCAAGCCCATAAGGGTGCCCCACCAGTCAGGCGACAAAAACAAGTGCGTCGGCAAGTTGCCGTTGCTTGACGAAAGGATCGTTTGTGCGGTTCCTGAAATCCAACCGGCCCAATACGAAGGATCTGTTGCCGATGCAGCGGCAAAGTTGCTAGTGACTGATGCGCCTGCTCGAAGTGTGTCGGCTGCGTAATTGTCGGTTGCGTTTGCGTAGATACGGCCCATGTCGTCAAGCAACAAAGACAAGATCGCGGGATCGGTCCAATCCAGATCGGCTTCGGACACGTTCACAAAGCCACCGAAAATTTGCTTGGTGACTTGGTTTGAACTCACCACAAAAGTGCCTGACTGGTTGGTCATTTCGGCGAGGCTTGCACCAATGCTGGTATGGGTCGTGACCTCAGGGCGAATAAAGATCTTGCCTCCACCCGGCATGGAACGAGCACCAACTGCATCAACGACTGGGCGACGGCCGATGAAGTTGTTGTAGACGGGCCCAAGGATTGGGGTTGGGAGCACACCGGGTGTGTCGCTGGTGACCACGTCG